CATCGCGCCGCACGGTCGCGCCGAGGTCATTGAAGTGACCAAGGTGCACCCAGAGGACGAGGCCTACTTCGTCCAGAACAACATCCAGATCAGCATGGAACAGCTTGCTGGCGAAACCATCGTCTATGCCGACATTGGTCAGACAGATGAGGAAGGCGAACCGGTCGAGCTGATCGAGTTCGCCGGCACCCGATCTTGCGAGGACACCTTAGCTGCGTTGCGCAAGGCGTGTGAGGAAGCGGCATGAGCAAGGAAGTGGAGCGATACACGTTTGTTTGCGACATAGAAAACGAGGAATACGTCCTCGCATCCGACTACGAAGCCCTTCTCGCTGAGCGGGATCGGATGTCGACCGCTCTGGATGAAATAGGCGGGCTTTGCCGGGCGCTTCGCCAAGGCGGACCTGACCCGATGGACCTTGAAGACCTATCGAACGCGCTGGAACAGGCTGTCGATCTCGCCCACGCCGCCCTGCAAGGAGCCCAGCCATGACTCGAATCACACGGCTACAAATCACCGCAGAGATTGACGGAGCGGTATGCCACATAAAATTTCCGGCCGAGTGCCAGGACGTTTTGATCCACATGATCCGGTCCCTATCTGGCGGCTCAATTGAGGCTGTAAAGCTGCCTGATTCATTCCGGTTTGTAACTCTCGGCGAGGCCATGCAAGGAGAGCAGCCATGAACGCCACTACCGCACCAGTTAAATCGCTGATCGACGAACAGCTAGAGGAAGTCGCAGCAGCCACCCCAAGCGAGGCGCTAGAGCTGGCCCGCTCCCTTGGGTTCATCGGATGGCCAGTGCGCGCCTATCGCGAGCCTAACGGCTTGTGGGTGCATCGGTACGACAAGCGAGGGATGCAGGCATGAACCGCACCCAATCCCTCCCCTACGACGACACCCCCACTGGACACTCATTCGCAGCTGCTTGGTGGACCCTTACCGGGTTCGGCGTGCTGGCTGGCGTGCTGCTGATCGGCCTGGCTGGCGAGGCGGCGATCTACAAACTTTTCGGATAACCAAACCTACTGACAGGCTGCGCGAGACGCGGCCAGGGAGCCCATGTGTCTACAGAAACCCAACTGGCCATCGTGCCGCCGAAAGAAACCGCCCTTCAGGTCTTCCAGGCTGCGAATGGCCTTGACCCGTACCTGCAGCAGATCCGCGCCGAGATCGACGCATTCGTGCCGGACGTGACCACGAAGAAAGGCCGCGACGCCATTGCATCGATTGCCCACAAGGTCGCCCGCTCGAAAACGGCGCTCGACAACGTAGGCAAGGAGCTGGTTGCCGAGCTGAAGGAAATCCCGAAGAAGATCGACGCCGAGCGCAAGCGGATGCGCGACACGCTGGACGCTTGGAAGGATGAGGTGCGGGCGCCGCTGAATGAGTGGGAGGCGGCAGAAGAAGCTCGCAAGGCAAAGCACCAGGGCGCCATCGACCAGATCAATCTGCGGCTGGAGTGCCGCGACCTGGACTCGTCCGAACTGTGCCAGAACATCGAGTGGCTGGAGACCATGGCTATCGATGAGAGCTGGGAGGAATTCGAGTCCGAGGCGCTGCGAGCGAAGGACAAGGCCCTGGCCGCACTACGCGAAGCGCTTGTCGCGCGGGAGAGGTACGAAGCCGAACAGGCCGAACTCGAGCGACTCCGCGCCGAAGCGGCCCAGCGCGAGCAGAAGGAGCGCGAGGAGCGCATCGCCCGCGAAGCCGCCGAGCAAGCCCAGCGTGAAGCTGAGCAGCGCGCACAGGCCGAACGTGACGCAGCAGCCAAGCGCGAAGCCGAGGCCAAGGCAGCCGCCGAGCGCCGCGAGCTGGAACTGAAGCTAGCCGCCGAACGCGCCGAACGTGAAAGAGTCGAGGCCCAGCAGCGCGCCGAGCAGGCCGAGCGTGACGCCGAAGCCCGCGCCGAGCGCGCAGCAGCAGCCGAACGCCAGCGTCAAGCTGACGAGCAGGCGCGGATCGAGGCCGAAGCCAAGGCACGCGCGGCGGACAAAGCACACAAGGCCGCGATCAACCGGGCCGCCATGGAAGCTTTCGTTGCTGGGGGCATGACCGAAGAGTGCGCCAAGCAGGCCGTGACGCTGATTGCCAAGCGCCAGATTCCGAACATCCAGGTCACTTACTGAGGTAGATCCGATGAGCACCGCACTGACACCGCTACTGAACAAATTCGCTCAGCGCTACGAGATGGGCGCCACCCCGGCAGAAGTCGCCAACACCCTGAAGCAGACCTGCTTTAAGGGCCAAGTCAGCGACGCGCAGATGGTCGCCCTGCTGATTGTCGCGGATCAGTACAAGCTGAACCCGTTCACGAAAGAGCTATACGCCTTCCCGGACAAGAACAACGGAATCGTGCCTGTCGTTGGCTTGGATGGCTGGTCCCGCATCATCAACGAGCATCCGCAGTTTGACGGGATGGACTTCGAGATGCCGGCCGATGGCAGCGAGTACACCTGCCGGATTTACCGGAAGGACCGGAAGCACCCGACCAGCATCACCGAGTACATGTCCGAGTGTAAGCGCAACACTCAGCCGTGGCAGTCGCACCCTAAGCGGATGCTGCGTCACAAGGCCATGATCCAGTGCGCCCGCCTTGCGTTCGGATTTGCCGGCATCTACGACCAGGATGAAGCCGAGCGCATCGTGGAGCGCGACGTGACGCCAGGCGAGGAAGTCGAGGACATTGCCGAAGCTCTATCGCTGATCAACGCAGCGCCGACGATGGAAGACCTGCAAGCCGCTTTCGGCGATGCCTGGAAGTCCCACAAGTCGAAAGGCGCACGCGACCAACTGACAACCGCCAAGGACGCCCGCAAGAAGTTCCTTATGGAGCAGCCGGTCGATGCCGAGTACGAGGAGGTGACAGATGGATCAGCGCAGTGATGAATGGTTCGCGGCCAGGCTAGGCAAGGTCACTGCAAGCAAGGTCAAAGACGTAATGGCAAAGGGGCGCGGAGGCGCCCCTTCTGCTACCCGCCAGAACTACATGATGCAGCTGCTTTGCGAGCGGCTGACTGGAATGCCTGGCGGCGAAGACCTTTCCCGCAAACCGGCCGTTCAGCGCGGAAACGAACTGGAGCCCATCGCACGCTCCGCTTATGAGGTCGACAAAGGCCTGATGATCGTAGAGGCGGGCTTGCTTCTGCACCCGAAGATCGAAAGCTTCGGCGCCTCGCCAGACGGCCTGATCCTGCTGCCCAAGGGGCGCGGCGGCCTCGAAATCAAATGCCCGAATACGGCCACCCACGTCGCCACCATCCAATCCGGCAAGCATGACCCGCAGTACGAATGGCAGATGTTCGCGCAGATGGCCTGCGCCGAACTGGAGTGGGTCGACTTCGTGACCTTCGATGACCGCCTGCCGGACGAGCTGCAGTACGCCTGCTTCCGCCTGGAGCGCGACGAGGCACGCATTCGGCAGATGGAAACCGAGATCAAGCTCTTCCTCGAAGAGCTGGCAGAACTTGAACACGAAATGCGAGAGCGCATGAGGAGTAAGGCGGCATGAGTAAGCGATACGACGTGGTAGCAACCATTGGCCAGTACGAGAAGGACGGCCAAACCAAGTACGTCACCCGGAATGTTGGAGCGGTGATCCAGACATCGAAAGGGTTTCGGCTGAAGCTGGACGCTTCATTCAACCCGGCCGGCTGCCCTCGCTCTGACGATGGCGGCGTGTGGCTGGCCCTGTTCGAGCCGCGCGACGATCAGCAGCAAGGGCAGCAGCAAGCAGCGCGACAGCCTGCTCCACGGCAGCAGCAAAGCCAGCAGCCAGCGCCGCCTGATTTTGATGACGACCTGCCATTCGCCAACCCCTACCGCGGCGCCCGCTCGCTGCTGATCTGATCCACCCCGGGCGCCCTGCGCGCCCTACTCCCCGGTACCTCCCCATGATCGACACATCTGCCATTGCGCGGGGCGAGCCCCTGCGCGCGCAAATTGAGTCCGCCACCGCTGAGTTTCTTCGCAAGGGCGGCACGATTTTCATTGCCGACAACACCATCAGGCCTAAAGAGCCGCCGAGGACGACCTGGAACAACAACCAGGGCAACCGTGCGGCCGAGGATGCCAGCCGGCGCCGCGGCGTCAAGAACAGCGCCATGAAGAAGCGCACGAGTGGCAACACCGACAAGCACCGCGAACAGCGGCAGCGCAACATCGACTCGATCATGCCGCTACTCAAGCAGGGGCTAAACAGTGTGCAGATCGCCGAGCGGATCGGCATCGACGCGCGATCAGTGCGCCGCATCATCACCGATGAGGCGCTGCGCGAGGTGTGGCCATGAAAAGCAACATACCCAGGGCCAGGCTTGAAAAGGTCAGTCGATCGCTGCTGCGCCTGCATCGTGTCGCCGTCGTGCGCATGGAGAACGACGACCAGTATCTGATCGACTGGCGAGAG